AACCACTGGTACGTAGGAGCAATTATAACCGCCTACATGGCACCGATGGAGTGCGGGGCCAGCAGTCATTAATGCTCTCATGCTTGGCATGATGTCTTGGTTTAACACAGCCTCTTCAAGTTCATTGCGCAGTTCATCCGACAGGACGTACTCGTGCTTGGACTTTAGATGCTCTGTCATATAATCAAAGTATCGTGCGACTGTCTCTCCCCATGTCTCACGACGCTGCTCATCTTCCTTCCACCGTGCGTACCGTGAAAGGGCAATGAAGTTCTGATAGTCTGTTGGTAGATAATTGTTCATGTGTCACTCCATTTTTGTTTTGATACTTATAATTTCTGCTCCATCGATATCGTAGAACGTGTCATACACATACTCTTCTAATTCTTCTGTCACATCACCGTCAGCAGGAACAGGATAATCTTCCGGGTCAATATCGACAGTCAGATAAATTTTAACTCTCATCGTAGCAGCCTTCTACTTCCTCTATTAGCTTGCTAAGATACCACTGTGCTTTCTTTAAGTCTTCTGTGCCATTTTTGTAGCGATAACGCCACAGATATTTCATGATATTGCCCTGCAAGTAATACTCATAGCCATCACCTGTTGATGCGCGAATAGCTTCAATGCACTCAATGCCAGACTTGTTATAGTGTACTGGATTGTTGACCATATCTTTTTTCATAGCTTGCTTCATGTACTCTTCGTGTCTCATCATGCACTCCCTTTAGTTTTACTCCTGAAGTCTAGGTGTACTATATTGCCATCCTCACCCGTAATTACAAGAGTGTTGTCTTCTTTTTCTTCTTCTTTTTCGTCATCCATTTCCATGACATAATTATGAATTGCATCTCTTATAGTCTCACTGTTTTCCATGATGGGTACGGCAGCGCACATCATTTTAGTAAAGTGCATCAGTTGTGAATAGTCTTCATCATCAAGCGGGTTATCAGGAAAAGAAATAATACTAATATCAATCTCTCCTGTCCACTCATAGTCTTTACTATCCATACTAGGACGGATACGAACTACAATATCCTCATTGTTGAACTTTTTATCTATCATGTTATCTCCTTTTCACTTTGGTTCCACTAAACTTGATAAACTTAGGATGCCTGTTCCTGCCCTTTTCTTTGAGCCAGTCTTCAGGAATGATGCGGTCATAGTATCTAAACCCATACTTGATACACCACTCAGCATAGCTGGACTTAGCACCCTTGCGTAGCTTGCGTCTGCTATTCTCAAACACGAAGCGAATGTCTAACTTAGGATGTTGCTTCTTAATTGCAAGATGCTTGCGCCTATCCGCTGCTGTAAACATACCCTTAGTCTCAATGATGATGCCGTTGTCCAGCACGAAGTCTGGAGTATAGGTGCGATAGGCAAGGTCTTCCCATTCAATCTTTATCGTCTCATAGTCATAGGGTACTTTGAGTTCATCCAGATAAACAGACAGCTTATGCTCTAGTCCACTCCTATATCCATACTTCCGTGCCGCACGGAATGCTTTATGGTTAGGCATTACATTGCCCGTCCCTTGAAGAAGTCCGTGTCCTTATACTCATCTGCAAGTGTTACGTAAGCCACAGTCTTTGGGTTCTTTGCTTGTGACGCTACAGCAGGACGTTCCTGTAGTCCCGGCCAGCATGAGAACTTGTAACGGCAGAAGCCACACTCAGTGCCAAGTATAGTGTTGCCCGTAGGCTTACCACGGAATGTCTCAGGGATAGCATCAAAGCAACGCTCAAACCTGTTCTCTTCTATAGTGTCTGCTGTATCTTTAATCTTACTAACTTCTGCATCGACATCAAGACCTGTAGCTGGCACGTACTTGAACTCACCATTGGCTTTGTTCACTACCCACCATCCACCTGCACGTTTGCCTGATGCTTTGGCATAGCCAGCAAGCTGTGCTACATACCCGAAAGCATCACCCTGTCTAAGAGTGTCGAAGGACTCAAACTTGTTAGTATACGACCAATTAGATGCTGACTTGATATCATCAACAGCACCATCAATAACAATATCATAGGTGCCAGTGATGGATGTATCGTCATCAAGCTGTAGAGTAACCTTTTCATCGTCTTCATACTGTACTCCTGCCTCCTTGAGTAGTCCCTTGAAGACAGCCTCAACGATGTCTCCAAGCATCATGTTCATTACGAATGTTGTTGGAAAGGGTAACGCCTTCTCTGGTTCATTCTTCTCAAACCAAAGCTGACAAGATGGCCTACCTACGTTTGACATACGTAGACCAAACTTGTCACGCTTGTTACCCCCACCAAACTGGCGTTGAAGTGCATTCATTACATCTTGACCTACCTGTTTGATGGTATCCTCTGACATAGTGGACTTACCATTAACAGCATTCTCCATGTACTGATGCACAGCCAGTTCAGCAGGGTGGTTCATTACGCTACCTCATCAACTTCAATATCAACGATGCCATCAACGATAACTTCATCATCTTTATCATCATGGGAGTTAGCTTTGTCTGCCCATGCATTGATGATGTACTCGTTATAGTTGTTGACCCACTGCATGAAGTCACCAAACATGCCCTGTTCCTTGTCTGTAAGTTCAAGGGTCTTGGTCACGTCAAGAGATACGACTGGCAGATAGAACACTGCACCAGTAGGAATCTTACGCTCCTCTGTGTTTGCAGTAATCAGATGCTGCACAGGCAGTCGCTTCATCTTGGCAAGCTGTGTAAACGCACCGCCTACATTCTTGAAGGCATCACGATTATCGACTTCCCAAATGAAGGCAGTCTCATCTACGTCCACAGGATTGCCTGAAGCATCTGTGGCATTGACCAGTTCTACTGTACCAAGCACAACGCGAACACGCTTAATCTGCTTGATAAGTTCCTGTGTCTTCTCAGGAAGAGCCTTGAAGTCTTGGATGTAGCCAGCAGGTTTACCGCAGTTGAACCCACCATCATTGTCCTTGAGGTCAATGTTAAGGTTGTCAGCCATGACAGTCTTGACATAGCGATTAGGGCTTTCACCCATGCCACGGACAAAACGCTTGTACATGAAGCGTTGCAGATATGGACGAATCTTCACCGACTCTGCGTAGTATGTAGGTCCATCAGGCACTTCCAGCCTATATGTACCACCACTAATTACTTCCATGTTTACATTCTTGCCGTTCACCTCTGCCTCACCCATGATAGGTGAGTGATTGATACGTAGACGAGCAAGAGTGCTGGCTTGCTTACGCTCACTAGCAGTCTCGTTTGCAATGCCCATAGCCTTCGCCATTGCGGCATAGTTGTTAGTGTCAATAGTTGTCAGTTCCATGTGTTTTATACTCCTTCTTTCGAGTTTGAATCCATAGTTATATCATGACACATCTTCGGTGTCAAGCCAGTTGGGGCCGATTTTTGCTTCAAGAAGAAGCGGTACATTGAATACTAACCCCCAACGTATAGTAATCAAGTTAGGCAACTCTTCATTAGTCTGATGTATTATGTTGATAACTCTCCTTTCTTCATCTGGATGAACATCAATGACGATTGAGTCATGCACAGTATTTACCACACATGAATGCATGCCGTCAAGTAGTTTATCAATATGCAGTAGAGCCAGAGGCACAATGTCTGCGGTAGCAAACGACTGCACAGGATAGTTCTTTATCTGTGTAAAGTTACTCACCCTGCCACGGCTGTTACGCCGCACATCAGGGAAAGCAAATTCACGACCAGATGGTGTAGTAATCTTACCCGTGGCTATAGCTTCTTTAGCCAGTCGGGAGTGCCAATCGGCCACGCCTTGGTATTTCTCCGTGAAGTGCGTGTAGTATTCTGCCTCCGCTGGCGTTCTTCCGAAGCCAGTCGCTCCATATAACGGCGCGAATGTATGCGCTTTCGCATCCTGTCGGCTCGTAGGCTGACCAGCATCGGTAATAACCTTAGAGGTGTATGAGTGTACATCAAATCCAGTAGACACTTCTTCAATTGCAACTCCATCCTGTGATAAGTATGCAGCGGCACGAAACTCAAGCTGTGCAAAGTCAGCTTCCAGAATCTTGCCGCCGTTGAAACGTGACACGAATACCTTCTTAACAGGGAAGGTGCCGCCACGTGGCATGTTCTGCATGTTGGGGTCACGACCACTGAACCTGCCGGTAGCGGTCATGTGTTGTGTAAGACGGACATGCAGCTTACCGTCTTGCTTAGTGTGCATACGAATGCCATCAACAAAGGATGACAGGTATGTATCCACAGCCGATAGCCTACGTACCTTTGACAAGAAGTCCACTGCATCGTCCATACCCTTGGACCTTGCAGCACCCTCAAGTGTCTCAAGGTTCTGCTTGCTTGTGCTGAAGCCGTTAGCACTTGCCCACTTGGCAGAGGGTGGCTTGAACTTTAGTCCAGCCAATTCTTTGCCAGCCACAAGATGATAACCAGCCCCACTACATGATGTACATTTATTAGTACGGGCAAATGGTGTTCCATCCTTCTTTACCTTTCTTACTTGGCCAGAGCCATTACACTCACGGCACTGTGTTGCTTTGGTCTTGTACAGACGTTCTGTGCCACCTGCTACAAGACTACGAAAGTCTGGCTCAGACATGTAGGGGTCAATGGCGTTGCCCCAATACTGTTTGTCCAGTACCTTGCGTCCATACACAACCCATGACAATTGCTCTGGGCTGTTCAGGTTGATAGGGGTGTCGCCCATCAGAGTACGAACATGCTTCTGTAGACTGTCAATAAGCTGACTCTTCTCCTGTTCAAACTCTTGACGCACCTCATCTAGCTTGGCAATGTCCACACTGAAACCACGCTGATAGATACGAGCAAGACACACAGCTACTTCATTAGTCAGGTCAACAGTACCACGCAAGCCACTGTCTTCCTTACTGTTTAGCTTTAGCATCTGTCTGTCAGAAAGCTGCTGCGTAGCCTCAAGGTCTGCACTTAGATACGACTCAAGCAAGCCATGCGGTATATCACGTGTACTATAGCCTTTGGCAAAGTACTCTTTCAGTGTGTCCTGTTTACGTGTGTCAAGCATGTAACGGTCAGCACATGCTTCAAGCGACAGTGGTTCCTTCTGCCCACGCTGCAGCACATACTCTGCCAGCATCGTATCATACGCAGGGCCATCATACTTGAAGCCTGACTCCCACAGCCAGAGCAAGTCATGTACTGCGTTGTGACAGATGAGTATGGTGGCTTTATCCAACTCATTCTGAACAATGTCGTGATTACCGACACCCTGCAAAATCATTTCAGCATGGTCAAAAGTAACGATAGTCTCATTTCCTTGGTCATCAAGCATGCCCACCATGACCAGCGTATTGTCTGGCTCAAATGGGTCAAGGTGCATCTTACCATCACGCTTGGTGACGGTGTTCTCTACATCAAGTGTTAGCTTCATCCCTCGTACCTCGCTGTCTGATAGTTAAGTTCACAGTTTACCATACCGTGCCAGCCATTCAACTTATTCTTCACAATGTTTATATGGCGCAGCGGACTGTCTTCTTCCTGACCCTCAACTGTTGGTGACTTACCAATCAGTATCATCAGGTCAGCTTCTGCAGCCTTACCTGTACGGCTACCTTCCATCATGCTCTGGTTCAACTGTGCGCGGCCCTCTGCCTCTGCTGATAGCTGAGACATGTAGAACACCGCACAGTCGTAGGTCTTGGCAATCTGACGTGCATAGATAGCACACGCCTTGAGTGCCTCGTCCTGTCGAGCGAAGGAACCCTGCACACCAAACTTATCACCCATGTCGAGTACAAGGATGTCAGGCTTGTAGGACTTACATACGGACTCAACCCATGCCATGTCACGGCCACCTGCTTCCTTAATCTTGATGTTGTTCATCACAGGCTGATACAGTGCCTGTGCTTTGGACATGTTGTCCCGTACTTCACGGGCTGTCATGCCAGCAGCAGCAGTCAAGTATCTTGCACCAACACGGTGTGTCGGCTCCTCGTTACACAAGATAATACACTTGGCACCCTGATGTGCAAACCCACCGGGGGCAGCAATGAGGCTGGCATGGAACGATGTCTTGCCTGTGTTGGGACGTGCGCCAACTTCAATAAGCTGACCACCTGACACACCCTCGACCTTACGTGTCACGCTTGGGATGTTGAATGCCCAACGTGCTTCTAGTTCAGCCTTTGCCATGAGTGTCTCAATGGTAATGTCATCCCACTCAATATTGAGATTGGGAATAAAGTCATCACCATAACGCTCAAGCAGGTTACGTAGAGCCTCAAGGCTGGCCGCATCACCATTGACCATATCAAAGCCAATGTTTGCTACGTCCTCACCCACTACCTGCTGGAACAGCTTGGACAGCACTTCCTGTGCCACGTCACTGCCCATAGGCTCTTCGCGTTTAATCTGCGAGAACAGGCTAGAGTATGCTTGCTTCTGCGCAGTAGTCAGTGTCGGGTTGTCCGACATGAACAGGGCTTCGATTTCATCTGGTGTGACGCTACGTTCATACCTGTCCATAGCAGTGTCAATAGACTGCTTAATCTTCCGCACGTCCTTACTGAACAGGCGTTGCGGACATTTTGAACCACGATGGTCATCATAGAATGACTTGTCCATCAGGCTCCTAATTATTGATAATTCCATGAAGGTTCTCCATATCTGTCGGGTTACGATATTTCAAGTCGTCGGTTAGTTTGAGGACACGAACATCGTTGACATGTCCTCGTAGTTCCTTTGCCATCTGCAAGGTCTTCGGTAGCGCATCGGGGTCTAGCGCAATGATGGCTGTTGAGAACTGCGAGAGATACCTTTTATGCGACTCTTGCAAAGACGTGCCTAGAAGCGCAACCCCGACAAAGGTGCCGTAACCAACAACGGCTGCACTCAAGCAGTCCTCAACAACTACGGCGACTTTACCATGTCCTGAGACATATGGCAAGCCACTTTTTCCGTACCGCTTCCACTTGGGTAGGCGTTTACCAAGTGACCGGCCTGTAGCGTCTACAATCTTGCCGTCATGTATGATGGGGAATACCATGCGGTGTTCCTTCACGTCATACATTAGGCCAAGCTGTTCTGCGTCTAACTCGTACAACTCCCACGCAATCTCTGCCACGTTCCAATCGTGTGGCACAACGTAGTCGGGCAGCTTGAACGTGTCCTGCTTGGCAAAGTCATCAGCACCGGCAAAGCCAGCACGGATGTCATCGGCACTCATACGAACACGTGTCCCGCCCTTAACACCACAGGATGCACGATAGCAATTCCATACAAGTGAACCCATGTTGTTTGTCACTGTGAATGTCTTCTCTCCACAGTTGGGACAAGCAACACGCTTGGTCATACCCACGGGTACGTCCATATCACTTACAATGTTATATATATTATCCATGTATATATCACTTTCCTTTGCGGCAGTTAAGTGCTTTTACCATGCGACTTACGTGCTGTCAATGCACTATTTGCACTGGCATACGTATTTCTCATGTAAGGTTTCACCGACTGCGGGTTACTGTGTCCAGTCACAGACATGATTTGTCCCATAGGTACACCGGCCTCGACCATCTGTGTCGTGCCTGTTCTACGTAAGTCCATCAGGCGTAACTCCTCTGGCAGATTAGCTTGCCTCATAACAGCCCGTCCAGCCTTGCTGAGACGCTCTAAGCTGTATGGATGATACTTACCACCAACAGGCAACACACGGGGTGCCACGTAGGCTTGAAAGCCGAAGTCTTCCTGCTGCTGCACAAGCATCTCGTACAGGTCATCCTCAATAGGCAGACATACCTCTGCCCTACGCTTGCTCTGCTCAAGGTACAGCTTTCTGTCATCCATGTCGAGGTTGTCCCACTGCAGCAGACGCATATCACCTAGCCTCTGGCACCACTCGTATGCCATATGAATAATAAGGCCAATGCTGCGCCACTCAAACTGCCCATAGGCAGTGTCAAGGAATTGACGCACGTTGTCCTCTGACCACACCACCTTACGTTGTGGTGCAGTCTTGCGTTTGATGTTGGCAAAGGGATTGACCATTGCATACTCCATGTCGATGGCGTAGCGATACAGCAACGA